GTTCACCGACTCATCCACGAACACGATGTCATTGACACCGCTGGCGAGGTCGTCTTCCCAAAATGCGCGGAAGATTGCCATCTGCGCGGCGGTCATCACGAAGCTGTAGGCAACGATGCTGGCCTTGCCGGAAACCCTCTTGCGGCGCAAAGGCTTCTGCCATGCGCCCGGCGACCATGACGCCAGAACGCCAGCGGGGCTTTCCGAGAAGCCCGGCGTCTGGCCTTTCGGCAATGTGGGCGGCCATTCGACATCAGCCATCGTCATTGCCTCCGGGGTTTCACGCGGGAGCCGTAGCGGCCACCCATGACCTTTGCAAACCGGCCACCGCCTGCTACGTCGATCACCTTGTCCTCGATGATGGTTTCAATATTGATCGAGCCATCGGCGCCCGTGCTTTCGCGGGTGGAAACCGAGGCGGATGAATTGTTGATGTTCGTCACCTGGACCCGGCCACCGCGCCCGCCGTCCATCGGCGTGATGTTGGCAGGGCCGTGGATGATCTCGGGGCCTGCCTCACCAGCGATGCCCCACTTGCCAGCGCCGAGACGCCCGCCATCGGCATAGAACCCGCCAAAGCCGCCGAAACCCATTGCACCACCGAACTGAGTGCCAGCCGCCCCGAGAAGCCCGTTAAGGCCACTGGTGAGAAGGCTTTCGGAAATGCTCCAAAGCGCGTTCTGAGCCATCTCTTTCAGTTGAGACAGCGCGTCTTTCATCGACGTGGCAGACCGGGCAATGCTCACCAGACCGCTCGCAACCGAGCCGCCAAGATTGGCCGCCCATTCCGTCATTGCCTTGTCCGATTCCTTCACCACTTCCGTGAGGTTCGTCATTTCAAGGCCGATGCCGCGAATGTCATAACCGGTGATCGGCGTGATCGAAGATTTCGAGGATGAAGACTTGCGGCTAGATCCGGACGATGAAGGCAGGATGGGAGCCGGGACAACGCGCTTGGATGACGGCAGATCACCCTTGCCGCCAGCGACCGTCTGGCCGCTGCCGTCGATCTGCTGGATAAGGGCAAGGTTCTTTTCAAGCGCAACCCGAACACGTTCCTGAGACGCGGCCCAGGCTTCGCTCATGCCTTCGAAATCACCATTGGCGAGACGCGCGAACGCATCGGCCAGAAAGGTTGCCAGTTCCGCGATTTCTGTCCACGCTTGGGAAAGGAAGATCGCGCCCTTCGCGGCTTCCGTCATCACGAACGAGATCGCGTCCGCGACCTGTTGCGCTATCGTGCCCTCTTTGGCGAAGTCCACCATTGCATCGGTGAGGCTCACCATGCCGGGCAAGAGCGCCGTGGCAACCTGAGTGCTGACGCCCTCGGCAGCGGTTTTCAGCCGTGTCAGATTGTCATTGAATTCCTCGGCCGCAACCGCAGCCTCCTCGGAAACCACGCCGCCGAACTGCCGCAGCTCCTCGCCAGCACCCGCAATGGCCTCACGGCCACCATTGAGCAGCGGAATCATGCTTGCCCCGGAGCGTCCAAACAAGGCAATGGCGATGGCCGTCTTGCCAGCCCCGTCCTGCATGACCGCGAATTCTTCGGCAATGTCGGACATCAGGTCAATCGTCGGGCGAATCCTGCCGCTTGCATCCGTCGCGGATATACCGAGCGCCCGGAGAGCCGCGCCGGCGTCATTCTCGCCACCGCCAGCAATATCGCCAAGCGACTTGGAAAACCGTGCCAGAGTGCTTTCGAGATCGCCAAGGCTGATGTCTGAAAGCCGCGCTGCATATTCGAGCTTGGACAGTTCGGCAACTGGAATGCCAATCTTCTGCGCCGACTTCGCCAGCGTGTCCATGTGGTCGGTTGCGGAGCGAAGCCCCTGCACCACCGCGCCAAGGCTGAGAGCGCCCACAGCACCAGCCGCGAACGCCTTGAGCGATGATGTCAGCCCGCCAAGTGTGGACTGCGCCCGCTTTGCGCCCGCCTGAAATTCGGCAGTATCAATCCCGAGCGACACGCGAAGCGCGCCAATGGTGGCCTGGATCATTGGAGTGTTTTCAATTCCTCTGGATTGCCGCCGAAGGCGAGAAACAGGGTTTTCATGTTTGCAAGCTGCTCATCAAGGCTTTGCGGCCCCGATGGCTTTCTCTGGCGAGATTTCTTGCCGATGACGTCTTGAAGCTTGGGCAGCTTCTTTGTGCGGGCGAATGCCTCGATGTGCCATGCAAGCGCGGTGCGCTCGTCGGCCGCCATCTCGCGGCGCATCTCTGCGGCCCGCATTTCCCGGTCAACTTCGCGCGGCGTGATCTTCCAGAAACGCGCGGGATCGAACCCTGCCGCAACCCATAGGGAGTGCTGCCGATCCCAATCTATGCGCGTCTCTGCTACTGAGGGTTTTCGGGGCCTGCGTTCTCGTCTGCTTCCCGCTTGGGGAATGCGGCGATGATGGCTTCCAGAATGACCGGGCCAAGAACCTTGGCGCCAGCCGTGCCGAGCAAGTCGCCCGCCGCCTTCAATGTGATCTCGGGATGCTTCTCACGAAGCCCTGCCCATAGCAGAGATCGGAGAACGGACAGCCGCCCGAATTGCTGCTGGATTTCAAGGATGCCCTTGTCCAAGGCGTCCTCGACTTCGCATATCGTGTTCGTCGTGAAAACGAGGGTAAAAGTCTTATCCCCGATGGTGACTGACTTCTCGCCGCGGTGCGGGTTCGCCATGGATTACGAAGCCGCCAATGCAGGCTTGCCAGTGACCTTGAACGTGGCCGAAGCCGACATCTTGTCATCCAGCGGAATGCCCGGCTGATAGGCCGTCACGATGGCATAGAAGATCAGTGTGACGCCGTTCGGATGCGTGATCCGGAACTGCCCGGCAGTCGATGCCACCATGGCCGCCACGATGACATCCGAAGCCGATGGCACAAAGTTCATTTCAATGGTGGCCTCGCCCGCGTCCATCAGGCCGGGGATGTATTCGCGGAACGAATCCGGAGACGCCATGTGCGTTGCGTCGATGGCATCGCGGGAATATCCCGGCCATGTGATTGCGGTCACTTCCGCCACATCGACGTAAGCCGAGCCGTTCCAGATCGCAAAATCTGAGCCATAACCAATTGCTGCATTCGTCGCCATATCTAGGTTTCCTTGTGCCAGATGATGAAATCGAGGGAAGTCCTGAACAGCTTCGAAGGCGTGGCATCGTCGCTGTAATCGTCGCGTTCGGCATCCAGAAAAATGCCGTCGAATGTGGTGGAGCCATTGGACCCGCTGAAACCCGAAAGCCTGGCCTCTACCGCCCTCGCCACCTTCTTTGATGCCGCATAGGTCAGCCCGTAGCAGTCGATCTGGACCCGGCTTGAAACAAGGCCGGAAGGCCCTTGCATGTGCATGTCGCGGTTGCCGCTGATGCGCTGCATGGTGGCATATGGCACGGCCACGTTCTGCGGTGCCCGCGTCAGATAGACATTGGAAACCCCGAGCGATTGCAGCGCCGACGATCCGATCAGATACGAGATAACGCTTTCTTCCATGTCAGTAGCCCTGCTCTGCCGCCATCATTGCGGCCAGCGAGGCCCGGTATTTCACATCGGCGCTCTTGCGCTTGTTCTTGGCAATGCGCTTCGCAGCCATGATGATCTCGGTCCCGAGTTCTTTCTTGATGATGTCGAGAGCGCCCCGGCGTTCCGCATCCCATGCGGGCCGCAAGAACGGTTGAGCCGCCATTTTCTCGGTTCCGAATTCGATCATGTGCGCGTGAGGCAAGGCCCCGGCACCGACGAACATTTCAGCGAATGAACCCCCGCCAGCGGCCCGCCTTGCATCGCGCAGCGCGCCCACGGCGGCCGCCTTGCCAAGCCCGGCCTTCATCGCAGCGGCAAATTCCGTCTTGCCCACCGGGTTTTTCAGCCTGGCGGAGACGATGATGGATTCTTTCAGGTCGCCACGGTCCACCGGCACCAACTGGCGCGCCGCTTCTGCGATAGGTTCCCCGGCCTTGCGAAGCGTCCGAATTAGGACGGATTTCGCGGTCGCGCGGGGCAGTTCCCCTAGAGCCTTATCGAGGTCTGCGAAGCCTGACAGCTTCACCACTTCCTTTGTCACGGCGTTTCCGCTCGAGCCGAGGCCGTGATTTCCAGACCTTCGCGGCGGTTCAATTCCTTCACGCCAGCGATGTCGAAGGTCCGGCCATCGTATGTGATCCGGTCGCGCGGATCGACATCGGCAACCGTCGAGGAATAGCGGATGGTGAAGCGGATCATCTTGTCAGCCAAGGTCTGGCCCGCCTTCATCCGCTCGCCATCGCTCACCGGCTTGGCTTCCGCCCATACGGTTGCCAGCGTGGTCCATGTCTCAATCGGCTGGTTGAAATCGTCATTGACCGCAGAAGCGCGAAGGATCGAAATCCTGCGGTCAAGCCGCCCCGCTTCCATGGTTACAGCGCCGCGCCGCTATACTGGATATTGACGCTCAGAACCGATGTGCTGGTGGCGATGCCGATGATGCAGCTATATTCGCCCGCGCCCACATCGGCAATCGGGCAAATGCCGCCCGGTGTATCCGAAAGGTAATAGGTGACGCCAGCGGTCAGCGTGGCGCCGATGGTCACAAGGCCAGACCGCAGCACCCGCACCGGCTGGCCTGCACCGCCGCCATTGAGCGCGATGCCCGTCGCCTGGCGCACCGCAGCCGTGGCGGAATTGTTGTCAGCCAAATACCACTTGTTGTCAGTGGACAGCTTGTAGAGCGCCTGCCCCGCCGTGACGGTCGCGCCAAGTGTGCCGTTTTCAGTCACGGCTCCGGTGCCCGCGATGACATTCGCCGCGGTGATGACTAGATCGGTCATGGTGTTCTCCTATTGGGATGATTTAGGCAAAGCGGCGGTGGTTCTCGATCAGGGCTTCGACGCCAAGCGGAAGCTGTTCAAGCGATGCTTCTGATGCGGCTTCGCGGTTCTTGTCCCAATGCGAGACGATCAGCGCGACGGCATTTTTTATTTCTTCTGGCGCGGTCGCATAGCCGACTGCGGCCGTAACGGTGATGCGTGATCCGATCTGGATCGACGGCCACACCTGATTATATTTCAGCACCACATGCGGCTCGATGCCCTCAAGCCGGGCCTCATAGACGCTGGTGGCGAGCGTTTGCGTGTCGCCGTTCTCATCCACATAGGTGATCGACGTGATGGACGTGATCGGCGCTTCCGGAAGCCGGGAAAGGTCTGCGAAGCTGTCGCATTTCATGGTGACGCCGGTTCTCGCGGCGAAACGAAGCCCGCAACGGCTTTCGAGGTGCGCGCGGGCCGATCCGATCCACGCCTGAACAAGCGTGTCCTCGTCAGTGCTTTCGCCCCTGAACTGAGCCTTGGCGGTGTCGAGGCTTATCGGCTCGGCGCTAGTCGATGGGGCGGCGACCGTTGCGGCGTACCACATCAGCGGCGGCTCCTTTTGGGTTTGCGGGTTTCAATCCTGAGATTTTCAAGCACGGCGGTTTGGATGGACGGCACCGCGTCAACCATGACAGCTGCGCGCTTTGCCACAAGCCGGATCGCTTCATCTGGAGGGAAACGGTCTGTTTCATCACCGGGGCTGAGTGAAAACCCCGCCCCGGCGATATAAACAAGCGCGCGAATTCTCACGTTAGGCCCGGTTCGCCTGAACTTCGATATAGTCCACCAGCACGTTGCGAGCAGCCGCGCCGCGATTGGCGACGAAGATGATCGGCGTGAGTGGCGTGGTGATCGTCACGGCATCAGCAACAGCCGGCGCGATGGCGACATCATTGATGAACCCCTGAACGGCACCCGTTGCACTTACCTCCACCCGCACCTTGTACCAGGTGGCAGCCACCGGGGCCGCGCCCGAATAAACCGGAACCGTGTCCACGGTGGCCTTTACGCCGCCCTGGCACCACTGATCGGTTGTGGCATCGGTGTCAAACAGAACGCCGCAAGCGTTGTCGGCATCCGAATCCAGATCAGCCGCATTGAGGAAGATCGGCGCTTCGACTGTGGATGCCAGCGCATCGGTGAAACCGATGAAGATCATCACATCCGCGATGTTGTCGATCTGAACGCGGGTTTCCATCCAAAGTCCGCCCTGATCAGCGCGCCAGTTTAGCGCACCGAGCGAAAGACTTGAACCATTAGCGCCGATAGCAGCATCAGCACTGGAAGTCTTGATTTCAGCGCGACCATTGACGCCAACAGACAGCGCAACCGCGTTGCCAGTGCCGGAACCAACGCCAGCCAGCAATTCATCCTCAAGCGCATCGCCCAGGAAGTCGGTGAAATAGTTGACCACGGCGGTCTGGTTGAGACGCGCGCCAGATCCGACAACCATTTCGTTGCCGCCCTGCTTGCGATAGATGCCCGCATTGTAAGTCATAATTTTTTCCCTTTGCTGCGAGGTCTTTCAAACCTCTAGCGCCATGCGCTTTGGGTGATGTGAGGTAGGAGAAAGGCGGGGCTGAAGCCCCGCCTCAATGTTCCGGTTACGGATGCACAAGATGCTTGATGGCCGCGGTGTCCGCGAATTCGCCGTCAATGCGGACGATGCCCGCAATGCCTAGGTTCGGCCAGAAACGCTCGCGCATCACGCCGATCATCGGGCCGCCGACCTTGCGGACAAAATACTTGCCGAAGTCGCCATAGACGATCGACTTGACGGTGGTTGCCACCGAACTCATCGCCTGGTTGACGCTGTAGGGCTGGCCGAGGATCGTTCCGGCAACGCCCTTCGAGAAGTCGCCAGCATCCCAAAGGTAGCGGCCTTCGCCGTCCTTGAGTTTGCGGATGACCTTCAACGTGCCATCCGAGAACATGAAGCGCGTTTTGGGAGATGCGCGATATGCCGGATTGACCGAGTGCTGAAGGTCAATGATCTCGTCAGCCGTGAGCGCCGTGGCGGAAGCCGCCGTAACGCCAAGCGTGGAGCCGAAGACGATGCCGTTCGGATCGCCGTTGCCGTCGCCGTTCGTCAATTCGATGTTCGCCTTGCGGCCGATGCGCTCACCAAGAAGTTCGGCAAGAAGCTGCTCGACATTCAGGATCGAGTCCGAATTCAACTGGTAGGACCACCGGATGAATTCAGTGTCATAGGCATAGGCGTTCAGCGCCTTCGTGCCGAACGTGACATCGG